ATCTGTGGGTCTGCCTTGATGTCAAAGTGGGTGGATTTGAACCACCGAGCTCCTCCTTCCAAGGGAGGCGGGAACGACCAGGCTTCCCCACACTCTGATAAATACTATTGTATGATGTTAAGGTGGCACGACGAGGATAGTAGATCAGAATTTTTTCCACCTTTCAATTCTGAGCTAACGAAATGGCACGCGAGTACTCAAATCGTCTCATACAAATTTTGGTAGTGAGCAGGGGAGTCGAACCCCTCTTGCTTGAGCGAAAATCAAGAGTCCTAGCCGATAGACGAGCCCACCATATTAAATTGCCTGTCGTATGGGGGTCGAACCCATCTCTCAACCGACTCCGCAGTTGTATCCTATCCTATAGACGAACGACCAGCAAGTTCATGACCTCGCTGTTGGCAAAGTTTGGTACTTCTGCGTGGAATCAAACCACGGTAGGTCGGTTATCAGCCGACTATTCTATCATTGAATTACAGAAGTAAGAAATTCTTTATTTAACATATCTTTAGTAAGAACAAAAACTTTAACATTATTTTGTTCTATTTTGTACTAATACATGTTTTGTTTTATCTGGACTGAATAACACAACAGCGTTGTAATCAGTCACTTTCATATCATCTACCTTAATAGCACCTTGATCAATCATACGTCGAGCATCTGATTTAGACTTACACAAATCAGTAGCTACAAGACTATCAACTACGCTGATCCCTTGCCATTGTAATACTTGTTCAATTGTAAACATAACACACTCCATATAATTTGGTAGACCCTCTCAGGATCGAACTGAGAACCTATCGCTTAAGAGGCGATCGCTGCTAACCAATTGAGCTAAGGGTCCATATAATAATTGGTAGACCCATCCGGGCTCGAACCGGAAAACCTTCGAGTTAAAAGCTCGCTGCTCTACCTATTGAGCTATGGGTCCGTTTTATATCTACAAGAATACACCAGATGTGTGTCACAGCTCATTACGCAATCTTCTTGGACACAGATTGCCACTGATGCATTCATGTAGAGATAAAAAAAGGGAGGCCGCTAAGCCCCCCTTTACATCCGAGGTGGGACTTAGCTATTATCGCGTATAAGCTTCTGCGCCGAGGGCCTTATAGCCTGCAGCAATCACTTTACGCGATGGTTTTCCGATACGATACTTATTGGTCACACGACCCTTAGTATCCTTATGTTCATTCAAATAAATTGCATAACCTTCTGAACGAAGAGCTGAGATGGTTGCACGAGCATTAGCAATCTTAAAGCGAGCACCAATCTGCTTTGCAGTCAATTCTTCACCAGTCATAAGAACTTCAAGTACGCGAGCTGTATTAGTCATAGTCACTTCTCCATAATATAAAATGTTGGACACTACGTCCTTTTCTCCACATTATCATATTAGCACAATGCTGATAATAATGCAACAGAAATTTTGGTGGGACGGGTAGGATTCGAACCTACTCCGTTTCTTATGTGCGAGGTTTACAGCCCCGTGCCCATCCGCCGTCTGAGCAGCCGTCCCAAAATTCATTGCTGGTTACTCCTTCCAGCGTCGATCCACGTGCCGACAGGTTTAGGTCAAAGGGTAACGTCCGCATAAGAGGAGCTCCAGTCGCCCTCAGACTATATCCTTCCCCAAGCTATACGGACAACTGGGAAGGTGATATACAGGTTACCACACCTGCAATTCTTTGGTACTGCCTACTGGTATCGATCCAGTTCTACGAGTGCCACAAACTCGTGTGCAACCTTTAACACTTAGGCAGCAAACATAATGGCGGAGAAGGTGAGATTCGAACTCACGGAACGCTTTCACGTTCTTTAGTTTTCAAGACTAACGGATTAAACCACTCTCCCACTTCTCCAGTTTAGTTGGCATTTGTTTTGTTAGACCGGCAGGAGGCCCGTCTGCATTCCTACCATCTCCGTAGGTGCTTCACCAGCAGTGCCATACTGCTACAATTAGTTATTTGGCTACTAGAGAGACTGGCATCCCTCGTTCGTACTCCTGCCAGGGAATACAGATATCAGCACCTAGCCAATACCGTCCAAAATTGTTGTTACGCTTATACAGAATACACAAACCATGGGAATCTAACCCAACCTCAGGATCAGCCGCTTCCCGCTTTACGGTGCTCATACATCACCCTTCCACCAGCCTATTCGTTTACAGTTTCGGTTAATTACTCCGCACTATTAGTTTCCTGTATAAGCGAAACAACAATTATCTCTTCAAGGATACACCAGCTATCTAACTTCCAATGCCACTCGTTATTACAGCTGGTTACCGATTCTGGGAAGCCTACCTCTGTGTTTATTATTGTGCACACACTTTGGGCTCTGATGTATCCATGAAGAGATAACTATTACCTCTACAAAGATACACAGCTTGACAACAATGCCCCATAGGCTTGACAACAATGCCATGTATCCATGAAGAGATAACTTTCGTTATCTTCTTCTCCCTGCTGGAAACCACCTGCGACCATTTGGTGCCAGTACCAGTCAGGGGCTGTTCTTATCCACTCGGAACAGCATCGAGTCTTAATCTACCATACTTTTCTAATTAAGGCAACAACAAAAAAGCGCTCCGGTTTCCCTGAGCGCTTGACCAAACTTTGGATTTTATCCTAGGTTTAAATCATGCGCTCCTTCTTGCCTTCATATGTCCATGCATTACCAATCGGTGACATTGTCCCGTTGACTGTGCGTTGATCATGTTTAAAGCAATTAGCCGAGTACATTAAATTAGTGCCTGTTTAAAAAATTACCTAATAGCGGAGGTCCCGTAGGACATCCGCAAATCTATTTATATAAAAAATTACTGAGCTTACTCAGCCATACCAATAAATTTGCGAGTAGGAGAAGACAAAGATGCAACATAAGCCTGAGCTTCCTTAACATACTCATCAATCTCAGCTTGCATCACATCTAGATCCTGTTTCTGCGACTCAGCCTCAAGCTGTTTCTGCTTGCTAGCAACATCCTTAATCATAGCCATACGTTCTTGCTTTGACTGCTTAGGAAGCTCTGCACGAGAGATTTCCGTGACAGTCTTAGCACGAGTGGACTTAGCTACCTTGGCAGACTTTTCTGCCTTAGGCTGACCCTTAGACAAGTTGTACGCATAAGTCGTAGCACCTGCTTTTGTCATGTTCAATTGAGAAATAAAAGCCTCAATCAAACCTTTACGATCAAGAGAAGGATTCTGATCTGCAATCTTACGAGCCATTTCAATCTTAGACATTTTGTAACTCCTGTGTGTGTCTGTATTATGATACTAGGATGGTTTGGATATTAAGTCAACGATTATTTTATTTTAAGCTTGGAAAAATTCAAAAATCGAGATGCCTGTAAGAAGAACTACTGCGAGTTCAATCCAGATTTGGTAGGCTTCAATTACTGCGTACATTTGTTCTCTCCATTGCTTATATTATCAATATATGGCATCCTGAATAAAAAGGCAACAATTATTTTAAAAAATCTAGGAAAAATAAAGCCCTTGATATTACAGGGAAATTTTTTAAGTTGTTTTAGCAGGTGGACAATTGCATAGGTTATTGAATTCTGCTCGACCAAACAAAAATAAACGCCACTAATATCAAGGGTCTAGAAAAAACCCTGTAATATCAGTGGCAATATTATACTGTTAATTCAACGTGTTAGCTGGCATAATGTTGGAATACTTGGTTGATTTTACATCTGAAGGAACCAACAGCAAAGGTTGATCCATGTCTTTCGTCATATATTCCCAACCAAAACCATTGAAAATATACAGAACTTCACAATCAGAATTGTGGAAATAAACCAGAAGATTCTGTAACGAGCTGAAATCCTTGGCAAATTCATTGGTCTCTTTTGCAAAAGGCTTGCATTCTGTTGGATGATAACCAAGAGTAGAAAGATCACCTAAATCAAGGAGTTCCTCTACATCGTTGATATCCGTGTAGTTTTCCAACAAGCTCCTACCAACACCAGAAAGATAACCATCCCAATGGCAGTAAATTGTAGTAAAAACACCAGTGTTATCAAGGGTGATTAACGAACGAGTAGCCATTTGTGTGTTCCTTTTGTGTTTCTCTATATTATCAATATATGATAATTTAATAAAAAAGGCAACAGGTTTTTTTAAATTTTTACGTCTTTTTTGTAAAAAATATGCTGACCAATTTGCGCTACTTTATATTTCTTGTTTGCCCAGATTGGAGGATGGATGTAATCTGCATGATACATGATGCTGCCTTTAAGCGAGTTCAAACGAGCACCTTTTTCAAGGAACTCATAGGCAACCTGCTGGCTTACGATCCATTCCTTGCCCTGAGGCTTATGGTTGTCTAACTTCAAAGTCCAGGAAAACTGCGAAGGAGCATATACAACTTCACAGATCGTATTGCCCCAACGGCCTGTTTTAAGACGATTTATTGTCACCTGAGCGATTGCCTGTTTGCCTTTCAAAGGCTCAAAAGCAGCCTCATAATAGACGTTCTTGGCAAGGCATTCCAGGTCTGTTTCAACTTCTTTGATACCAACCTTGGTAAAATGGGTAGTTTGTACCACTGGCTGAATTGTAAATTGCTCGGAAGACAGAGAAACTGGAGTCGCATTTGACTGTGAGAGACACACAATCGAAACAACTCCAGCTGCTGCAACCGCGGATAAAATTGCTGTTCGCATATTGTTACCATTGCTCATATTATCAATATATGATAATTTAATAAAAAAGGCAACAGTTAATTTAATTTATTTTTGGCTGGAAACGGAATTACATTGTCCTGATATTGTTTAAGGATAAATTTTCGATCTTCCTGATCTTTTGATAATTCTAAACCAAGTAGCTGCCAAATCTCCGACTCCATTATAAAGGATCGCCCAGCTTTAAGCTGGTCAGCAAAGTATGTAAGGATGATGTCAGCTACAAACTGTTCATATGCTTCGTCACCAGTTTTCATACAGTTAATGCCTTAAATTTGTTTCGTTTGTCTGAATCCATAGATTGTCCAGATCTTGTTGTATTAAACACAGGAGTATCATCAGTTAATGTTTGCGCAGAAGCTTCCACATTATATAAACGCATCTTGGCGCGATCGATACCGATAACAAACTTTTTGTTAATCGTTGGATCATTATAACGGTTCTTCAATTGCTTGACCATTAATTGGTTAAGTGCTTCCATTTCTTCTGTTGCTACCAAAGCAAACATTAAATCTGCGGTTGCAGGAAGACCAAATGATTCTGCAGTATCTGTTAATTCAACATCACTGTTACCAAAACCACCTCGAGTAGTTTGAGTGGCAGAAACCACAGGAACATTAAACTCAACGGCCAAACCACGAAGCTCTTCAGCAATTGACTTGATGAGCGTATATGAATTGGCATTGCTTCCAGACTTAATACGGCTAGAAGAGCAGATGTTGAGATAATCGATATAGATAACATCAGGAACAAAGTTTCGCTTGATACGAAGTTCATTAATAAGATGACGAAAATGAGCGGAACCAGCACCAGCTGTGGGGTATTCTTTAATAACGAGTTTTCCAACTGTCTTCTCCTTGACACGACTAATCTTTTTATCATATGCCTCTTTAGGAAGGGTCGACAACTCATCGACCGTGACATTTAGAAGATTAGCATCAATACGTTCTGCAATCTTTTCTTCAGCCATTTCCATTGTTATGTAAAGAACATTTTTACCTTGTGTTAAGTTATTCGAAGCACAATGGCACATAAAAAGAGATTTCCCAACGCCAGTATTATGAGAAGAAATACCATTAGTATAATATCTGTGGTTTTCATGTTCTACATTAATGTCAACAATAGGGATCATATTACCTGTATGTGAGACTGAACCTTTTTCATACCCTCGCTTAGTTAAAAATTCTACTTCTCCTGCGCCATTCAATTCTCTTGCACTTACCCACCCTACTGATGTCTCAAATAAATGCTCTGCATTAATTAATACAAATTCACCACTATTCATACTAAGAACATATTCTTCATGTAGTCCTTTATCAATAAAAAAATTAACACCCACCCAACCATCTGGTGAATCAACTTCAATTTGATATCCTTGTTCTAAAAGGGATTTTATATCACCAATTCTAATTTGTCTTTCTTCGTAGGACACCCTTTTCTCCATGCTGGGTTGCTTAACAAATAAGCAATTCTTTGTTCTTCTGTGTGAAACTTAATTATATCTTTGCCGTTAGTAACAGGTTTTTTTGCAGATTTTTTAGCAGCATCTGATGCTTTAGACTTATCTTTGAATGAACCTTGTTGTTTAATAAAAGCTTTATTTTTACCATAGCTAGCTTTACCACCAAGTGACGCTCTTTCTTTCCTACCTTTTTTAGTAGACCAATAATACCAATTTTTATCATTATTTTCAACTGCTTTTATTTGTTGTACTTCTCTACCTTTGTTTCTCCACTTATTTTTTATGTCATCGGGAAAACCATGAAACCCAATTTTATCTTTAGCACATAATAACCCGTGATCTACCCTATCATCATGAGATAGACCAGAAGGGCCTTTTCCTATCATTTTATATGCTCTTTTATCTCTAAAATCTCCATTGATCTTCCATAATATAAAATGGATTAGAGAATGTTCATGCTGAGTCAAATATAATATATTGATCGTATCATAAGTACCACCTTTGTATCCCTGTATAATTCTATGTTTATGACAACCAATAAATTTAGAACGAAATTTGGTTGTTTCTAATAACATATTATATGCTCTTTGATATATCAATTTCATGTAGTCCTCCAACTGTTTGTTTTATATTTATATAAACGTTGGCAGGGACAGGGGTTACTTTTTAACTCTTACTGTAATTAGTGTATCAGGATGTACACAGCCTGCAAGGGCAATGTTGAGGGTTTTTCTAACAAGACCTCCTTTAGTAATACTGTTAAAGTAGTCAAGGTCAAAGGGAATATGTTCTTCCTTGCGATGATAGAAGTCAAACCGATCATCAGCATTAAGAAAATAATCATGACCGATGCTAACATCAAAGCTGACGCCAAGAGCGTCTGATAACAAAGTAGGAATAGCGCCTGTAGAGCTTGATCCAGTCTTATCATCAAGGATTTTGATCGATGCCATGATTGCATTGTAGATAGCCTTCTCTTGACAAAACTTTTCAGTGCTATCCAAAAGCCATTTAATTTCTGTATTGTCAATTTGGAGATCCTCTATCAATCTTTTTGTATCTTTGAATGTCGTTTCTGACATTCCATCCTTATTGTTCAATTCGAGAAAAAGAACTTCTTTGGTAGGAGTATTATTGTACTTGTTAACATATTCGTTAATTAAACCATATACAACCTTATCCGAAAGATTATGAAAATATTCATCTTTTAAAAATGGGAGGGTCTTTCTTGCAAATGCTTCATTAAATACAAGATGTGATAGAATAGTTTTCTCAATCAATGTACATACCTTTTAATTAAAATAGGACCAAAACGCCAAGACTCATAAGGATATCCACTATTTAATCTAAAAATACTCCAATGGAATAAATTACCCCTGAAACCAATCCAACGAACAGACCAAGAATTAAATGTCATCACTTATTAAATTGCTCTATCAATGCTTTACGACTCTCAGGATTGTAATTCGTATCAAAAATAGATATTACTTTCCTAAGCATAGCAACAGCTAACAATACAGCATCCTCTTGGGTGTCACAAGTCATCATAATATGAGTCTCAATAGGCAAAGATAATTTACTTATCTTTACTTCCATCTGTTCGTTCGTCATCACTTAAACCCTCGGCAATAGCATTATGAATTTCCATATATCCCGAATCCATACCAACTAGATATGAATCCATATCAAAACCAAAGGTATCATAAAGAACGTATCTAAAAGATCCTCTGTCGACCACATCACCTTTATGGATACGTTTGGTAACAATATAAAATGCCTTTAGCTTATCTTCGTATAATAATGACTCCCAATATTTTTCTGAATCATTATCATACTCGTTTCGACTTTCTCGATAGATTTCTTGAAGCTCTCTCATACTATCTGAATTAAAGAAACTAGTATTACTCATCTTCTAATACCTCTGCATCATCATGTACAAGGGAACCTTGAGCTAATGTATACTTCTTTTTAATAAATTCTGCAAAGTTAGTAGTTGAAAGAATTTGCTTCCAAATTGTACCATTGTCTTCAATATCTGCAGCACGCATCTTATTACCAGACACTTCACCAGTGGAACGATCAACTAATTGATACCATCCATTTGACGGTTTAACCACATAGCCACCTTCGATAGCCAAATCGAGCATGCCCGACCAACGCTTGATACCACCTTCATAAGAAACAGTGATAGGAATCTTAGATTTTTCTTTAACATATCGAGATTTTTCCACATTAATAATAAAGTGATAACCTTGAATGCCATCAGCATCCTTATCCTGCTGACGACCAAGAATCCAAATTGTATCTGCAGAGTAATAAATGCCAGTACCACCACCAACAATGTCCTTTGGATACAATCCAATTTCCTTATATGTGTGATTGACAACAAGCAATGGAATATCCTTCATTGTTAAATGAGGTGTTACCATGCGGAACAAACTCTTCAGGCTCTTTGCTCGAGACATATCTGCAACAGACTTTTCATTGGCCGCATCTTCAACTTCTTTCTTGGAAGCCAAGTTGCCAACAGAATCGATAACCATAACAACCTTTTCATTACGAGTAATTTCATTAAGTTGTTTCATGATATCAAACTTAAGTTCTTCGATATCCGTAATTGGCGTGTGAATAACACGAGCCATGTCAATACCAAATGATTCAAAATAACTCATAGGAGTACCAAACTCTGAATCGTAGAATAGAAGGACACTATCAGGATACTGCTTCATATAAGCTGATGCCATAAGAAGAGAAAAAGCAGACTTAAAATGCTTTGATGGTCCAGCGAGAACCGTGAGACCTGGGGTAAGACCTCCATCCACACTACCTGATAGTGCTACGTTCACCATTGGAACGCTAGTGGTAATCATATCTTTCTTGCCATAAATCTTCGACTCAGTAAGAAGTGATGTATCTTTAATAGTAGAATTTTTAATTAAACGGTTGATAAGAGACATGAAAACTCCAATTATAGTTTTATTTTGAGGTTGTAATACATTTTTAGAATCTATTACTAATATATTGCTTTTCGTTAATTCAGACAACGTTTTTTTATTATTATTCAAACCATGATTGGCTGCTAAAAGAAGGACAACTGCGAGAGGATCAAATACAATAACCAACAAAAGTATAACCCACCGAACAGCCATCTCAAGTGTATCAGGTCCTGAGGATCCATATATAGCCGCTGCGATATATTTAATTGGACCAACTTCTGCTTCTGTCTTCTTGACATTCGACTCAAGTTTAACTTTTTCAGTCTTGAGCCCTGATACAGTATCAACGTGTTTTGATTTCTGGTTGGTGAGGTCATCACGAAGCTTTCTTTGTTTATCTGCAGCTTGTAAAGAACTTTGTGCCTGACCTTTATCGGTCATTTTAGTTACAGCAGCATCAATCTGTGCAATCTGTTTATTTAAATCTTCAATTGCAAGTTGTTCATTATCTATTTTTGATTGAACAACTTGAATTTGATCTACATCACCGGTTGTTATTTGTAAATTTTGTTCTATGTGGGCTTTAGATAAGAATCCAAAAATACCCATGCTGCTGATAAGCATTAACAAAAAGATAGCAAGCGTCAAATATATCTTTAATAGGAATGGAGCTGTTTTCCAATTTCTATAAAGCCAAGATGTAGAAATTATTTTTGCTATCTCTAATGTCGATCCCATAATAACAACGGGCCAATATGATCCCGCAAACACAGCAGTCAAGCCTATTATAGAATAATAAGCTGACACGCCAGAGAGACTTAAAGATGTTAACAGAGCAAGAAAATTAATCATCGCTGATTAGAGCATCAAGACTAGCTTTAAATTCAGCCAACTTCTTGTCTCTGCCAGGCCACAAAATATATTCCTTTTGAGGATCTTTTGAAAGATTATTAATTAACGGAATAATCATATTGTACATTTTAGTCAACTTCTCTTGAGC